TTATTCTTGTGATGATTTTATTTTGCATCATGTTAAACAATAATTTATTTAAGTTATGGAAAGAAGATATCAAGGTGTTTTAAAATTTAAGCGTTTTTTTGGTGTTAAGGCTGGTCGTTCTATCTGGAAAGAGTCTTTTGTTAAGACGCATGTTTATACCGATCCTTTACCTGCTCGTTCCGAGCTTTGTTGGCTCCGCGATTATATTGTACCTGCCACTGGTGCCTGTGTCGTTGGTTATTATATTGATACTTTTTTTGATATGGATGAAAATCTTCCTTTATAATCATGGATATTAAGTGTTTACATTCCGTTATTCTTATCAACCCAGAAGCCCGTAAAAAGGCTCTGGATTTTGATCGTATTTACATTCGCGAACGTTGTCAATGCTGGATCATGGAAACCTTTGTCCTTGAGCCCTGGCAATATTCCCCGAAAAAATGGTCTATTGGACTTTCGGATATAGATCATTGTTATCTCTTAAATTCTGAAACTGGTTATATGATTCCTCTTTATATCGCTGTCCCCTGTGGTTCTTGTATTATCTGTCGTAAACGTAAAGCTAATGCTTTGGCTACTCGTGCTATTATGGAGACAGAGACTGCTGGTTCTGCACCCCTTTTTATTACACTCACTTATAATCCCGAACACCTCCCTAAAAATGAACATGGTTATGAAACACTCCGAAAATTGGATTTTCAATTGTTTTTTAAGCGTTTACGTTCTTTACTTGATAACCAAGCTATTCCTCATTCGCTGCGCTATCTCGCGTGTGGCGAGTATGGTTCTAAAACCAAAAGACCTCATTATCATTTACTTTTGTGGGGTTTTCCTGTTACGCATTTTAAGGATATACTTAAAGTCCAATCATTTATACAAAAAGCATGGTCTTACTTCCAGGTTGACGAAAACGGTAAACGCATACCTTTCTATAGTAAATGTCGAACCTGTCCATTCAATCAATATAAGGAGCGTAACTCCTGCTCGGCTATTGCGCATCTATGCGCTGGCGCGCGTTTACGTTATCCGTCAGGAGCTTTTATTTATCGTCGGTATCCGATCGGATCGATAAAGGTTCTTCCTGCTAATTCTGGCGCACCTGCCTATATTACTAAATACATGGTTAAAGGTTCTAATGCTCCTCATTCTACCTGCGAGCCTCCTTTTCGTACCGCCTCTAATAGAGGCGGTGGTATTGGTTCTGCTTATATCCGTGCTCGGAAGGATGAAATTTTGAGTAACCCCTCTCTCGAAGCTCTTCCCGTTGTTGACCGTGTCACTGGTTCTGGTAAGCTCTTTTATATGCCCATAGATTCGTGGGTAAAATCTACATTAATACCCTCTCCGTCATCCTATTTAAAATCTAAAGAATATGAGACAGTTCGTGATTTTTGTTACACTTTTACATTATTTGAACAATGTGCCCAGCAGTTATATCGTCTTTGGCCTATGGATCGCTTTTTTGATGGTGAGTTGCAGTACTATACGGATGAGTTTTGTGACCCCTTTAAGCGTGAAAAATGGGCTGAGGCTTATGCTCATGTGCGCGAATATACTCCTGTTAATATACCTCACATTAATATCGGTAATTGGATAAAATCTCGTGAGTATTTTAACGAATATATGTACACTTTAACAGAGCGTTTGGATATTTTAGCACGAAAAGTTTTGGAGATTGAAATACATGATTCGTATTTTCGCAGTCGAGAACAGTATTTGAAAACCCGTGTTGAGATATTTAAAAAGAAATATGGTGACAAAAAAACAAATCTTGGCGCTCTTGCAGAAAATATTGCCCTCTCCGTTGAGCGCAATAGATGGCGCGAATACTTTTAACCTCGTAGTATATTATATTGTGTATGCGCTTGTCGTTATTTGTCTCTCGCTTTTGCTTTGGTTCTTGCCGTCTTGTACGGTAACCTTCTCGGTCCAGAAAAACAACAACAACTCCACTCAAAGTAGTGAGAGTAGTAGTAGTAGTTCTGTGGATTCTACGACTATTTTTCAACCTCAAACATTTAAGTAATGGCAAGTGTTTTTAATAAAATCGGTGACATTAAAAATGATGTCAAGCGTAACAGTTTTGACTGGTCGCATGATAACAATTTTACTACAGATTTAGGTCGCATCACTCCTGTTTTTACGGAGTTAGTGCCACCTAATAGTTCTATTCGCATTAAGCCAGAGTTTGGTCTTCGGTTTATGCCTATGATGTTTCCTATCCAAACAAAAATGAAAGCTTATCTGTCTTTTTATAAAGTCCCTTTGCGTACTTTGTGGAAGGATTATATGGATTTTATTTCTGCTGATAATACAGAGGAATATCAGCCGCCTTTCATTAAGTTTAGCGGTAAGTCTTTCTCCGAAGGTGGTGCTTTATCTGAATCTGGTTTAGGCGATTATATTGGTATGCCTGTTTCTAATATTGATACCAATTGGCAGGCTATAGATGTTGGCACTTTGGTTGATTCGACTAAAGGTGCTACTGCTATCTTTGGTTCTGCTACTAAACAGGGCAATTTACCCGAACTGCGTTTTTCTGTTATGGAGTACGTTAATGGTCCTTTCACTCCGCAGATTTCTTATTCTGACAATTCATGTTACATGCCTATTGGTAATGATTACTCTTTCTTTTCCCCTATCATTACTTTCTATTTTACTAAGGAGATGATAGATGCTGGTACTTTCCGTGTTAAATGGACTGGTTCCTTGAATTTTGAGGGTACTTCTGCTCGTCAGGTTGCTGAACAGTTTGTTAATTTCACAAAGTGTTCTAAAACTCCTGTTATTCTTACTTTTAAGAAAAAACTAACTTCCACCCCTGTTGGTGATATTGGTCTACCGTTTGATGCTTCACAGAAGGTTTCATTCTTTGATCCTTTTTATGTTACTGACACGAATTATCGTGTTAAATTTTCGTTTGAAGCTACTTTTAATATCGCTAATTTCCCCAATATGGGTATCAATGAAGAGGATGCTTTTAGTCTTGGCTTTACTGGTAGCATTTATAATATTTTCAATCTTGGTGGTAAACTCGGTTCTACGAATGTCAATTTGACATTCTCTTATAATACTTCTGGCGATTCGTCTTTGGTTTTCGCTCGTCCTGTTTCTGGTATTTCTACTCCTTATTATTCGGTTTATAATTCTACCGAAAAAGCTATTAAGGTGTCTGCTTATCCTTTCCGCGCGTATGAGGCTATATATAATGCTTATATTCGCAATACTCGCAATAATCCTTTTGTTCTTAATGGTAAAAAGACCTATAATCGCTGGATAACTACTGACGAAGGCGGTGTGGATTCTCTTACTCCTCTCGATCTTTTGTATGCTAATTGGCAATCGGACGCATATACTACCGCTCTCGCTGCTCCGCAACAAGGTGTTGCACCCCTTGTTGGTTTAACTACTTATGAAACTTCTTCTGTTAATGAAGCTGGTCATACGGTTACTACCGTTAATACTGCTATCGTTGACGAGGACGGTAATGCGTATAAAATTGATTTTGAAAGTAATGGTGAGGCTCTTAAAGGTGTTAATTATACGCCTCTTAAAGCTGGTGAAGCTGTTAATATGCAGTCTCTCGTGTCTCCTGTTACTTCTGGTATTTCTATCAACGATTTTCGTAATGTTAATGCTTATCAGCGTTATTTGGAATTGAATCAGTTCCGCGGTTTTAGCTATAAGGAAATCATTGAGGGTCGTTTTGATGTTAATGTCCGTTATGATGCTTTGAATATGCCAGAATATCTTGGTGGTATTACTCGCGATATTATCGTTAATCCTATTACCCAAACTGTCGAAACTACTGATACTGGCTCGTACGTTGGCTCTCTTGGCTCTCAAGCTGGTCTCGCTACTTGTTTTGGTAATTCTGACGGTAGTATATCTGTGTTCTGTGACGAGGAAAGCATAGTAATGGGGATTATGTATGTGATGCCTATGCCTGTTTATGATAGCATTCTTCCTAAATGGTTGACTTATCGTGAACGTCTCGATTCTTTTAATCCCGAGTTTGATCACATTGGTTATCAGCCTATATACCTCAAAGAGTTGGCAGCTATTCAGGCTTTTGAATCTGGTAAGGATTTGAATACGGTTTTTGGTTACCAACGTCCTTGGTATGAATATGTTCAAAAGGTTGACCGCGCTCACGGTCTTTTCTTATCTTCTCTGCGTAACTTTATCATGTTCCGTAGTTTTGAGAACGCGCCCGAGCTTGGTGAGAGTTTTACTGTTATGCAGCCTGGTAGTGTCAATAATGTGTTCTCTGTCACTGAGGTTTCTGATAAAATTCTTGGTCAGATTCATTTTGATTGTACCGCGCAGTTACCTATTTCTCGAGTTGTTGTACCCCGTTTAGAGTAATTTTTTATGAAAGTTTTATCTCGTATTAATCCCAATGAGTCGTATCATCGCGTTGTCGTTGTGCGATCATCTTCTGATGAACCTGTTGTTTCTGGTCTCTCTGTCACTCCCTCGGATATTGAACGTCTTGCTCGTCAAGGTATTCCCGTGTCTGTTCCTAATGCCAATAGTTTTTATAACATTGATTCTGGTTTGGATGTTCCCCCGGAATTAAAGGTTGATGCGGATCGCAATACTCTTTGGGAAACTTCCCAGGCTTCTAAAGCTCGTATTATGAAGGCGCGTAAGCGTGAACGCGATCATTTGACATAATTTGTTCATATATCTAAAGTGTAATTTTATGAGTGCTGCTGCTTTAACTGCCCTTTTGGGCGCTGGTACTGGTGGCGCAACTCTTTTAAATGCTGGTGCTGGCGTTGCTTCTGGTATCTTCGGTTCTATTGGAGCTGGTAGACGCCAAAAGCGCGCCATTGCTGCACAAAAAGAGGAGAACGCGCAAGCCCGTGCTTGGTCTGAAAAAATGGCTCGTTGGTATGCTAATAATGAGCGTGCCAATCTTGCTGATGAACGTGCGTATAATAATCCTTCTGCCGTTATGTCACGTTTAAAGGATGCTGGTTTAAATCCTGATCTTATATACGGTAATGGTGCTGCTGGTCTTGTTGATAGTAATGTTGCTGGTACTGCTCCTGCGTCCTCTGTTCCCCCTGCTGATGTTGCAGGTCCTATTATGGCTACTCCTACCGCTATGGAGTCTTTGTTTCAAGGTGCTGCCTATGCGAAGACTCTCGCTGAGACGAATAATATTAAGGCTGATACTTCAAAAAAAGAAGGTGAGGTAACCTCTCTTAATATTGATAATTTTGTTAAGGCTGCCTCTTCTGACAATGCTATAAAGATGTCTGGCTTGGAAGTTCAGTTAACTAAGGCGCAGGCTGAATATACTGAAAGTCAGAAAAGTAAGTTGATTTCTGAAATTAATGATATTAACGAGCATGTTAATCTTCTCAAGGCTCAAATATCTGAAACTTGGTCTCGTACTGCGAATTTGGATGCTTCTACTATTGCTACTCGTACCGCTGCTATCCTTAATAACCGTCGTTTTGACCTCGAGTGTGAAGAGTTTGCACGTCGCGTACGTGAGACTGATGCGAAAGTTAATCTTTCCGAAGCGGAAGCAAAGAGTATCCTTGTAACCATGTATGCTAAAGTTAATAATATCGATACCGATACCGCTTTGAAGCAAGCGAATATCCGTCTTACTGATGCCCAAAAGACACAAGTCGAACATTATACCAATAGCATAGATATTCATCGTGATGCCGCCGTCTTTAAGCTCCAACAGGATCAAAAGTATGATGATGCCCAGCGTATCGTTACCGTCGCTAATCAGGCTACCCAGTCATTGTATCACATTTCTCAGGTTGCCTCTGATTGGCTTCCGTCCCCTGGTGGCATTGCGAAAAAACTCCTGCGCTCTGGCAAGAAATAACTCGCTAATCGCCGTTAGGCGTACTCATTATCCATTAATGTAGCAAGCCGTAGGCGTGGCGAAATATACCAAATGAGCGTGAGCGAATCGAGCGAAGCGAGCCAAGCGCGTTACAGGATAGATGTATCCGTAAATGCTAATGGTTCGCCTCGTTTTATCCGTTTACCGTCAACAATAGACGCGCGTACCCTAAACCAATAAGAATGAATAGAATTGTCCCACCGCGGTTAGAGCGGGCTTTTCCCCTCTTGATAATATAAGCGCAACTGACATGTTGACTATTGAAGTTGCAAATGTTACCTTAGCATTATAGAAATAATATTCCGAAATATGTTTTATAACATATAGTCGGTTCTTGCTTTTATTCTTGTGATGATTTTATTTTGCATCATGTTAAACAATAATTTATTTAAGT